TCTGGATAATTTTCGAAATCAGTTTCGCAACCAGTAAAAACCACCTGGAAAGAAAGTGATCGGTCCGGAATTGTATTTACTGCAAATGCCAAAGCATGCAGATATTCGCCGTGATAGTTTTGGTGATTAGCCGTAAACTCTCTTCTTACCCAGCATTTAAACTGTGGGATGTTTGAAATTAAATACGCCACTTAATTTAACTCCTTTTATTTTATCTTCCGTACAAGCCTCCGCCTTTGGCTTTGTATTTTGTGCCTTTCATGGCGCCACCTTTGGCCATACCTTTTGCACCTTTCAACATAGGCGTAGAACCAGCTTTTCTAGTTCCTTGACCTGTGAGTGCAGACATCACAGATTTGGGCATGTTGCCAAATCCAGTCGCAGATCTTTCTGCTTTAGCAGCCGCGCCACCTTTGGCCATGTATTTTGTGGTTTTCATCCCACCACCTTTGGCTTTGTATTTTGTGCCTTTCATTGCACCGCCACCAGCCATATATTTGGATTTTTTCATTTTTATCTCCTACCGAATAATCCCATGTTAGGTTTAGATCTTATCATACCACCTGTGGCCGCAAAAGTTTTAACATTGGTTGGCTTTCCACCAACCCCTTGTTTTTTTGCTCTTTTTCTACTGACCGCAGATTTTCTTTGTGATTTTGTCATGCTGGCCGCTTTTGCAGCTGGCACACATTTTGGATATTTTCTTTTAGATTTCTTTGCTTTAGGTCTGCCGCATTTTTTAAATCCGCCGCCTTTCTTTGGGGATCCGATATCAACCCAATCTTCTTTAAACCACTTGGTTAAGCTCATTACGCTCTAGGCACTTTGGTTTTTTTGCGCTTTGATTCCATCATCGCGCCACAACCTCTGCCTTGGACCATCATTACAGAGCCACCATTTTTCATGTAGCCCATTTTATTACGGACTTTCTTTGGTAGTTTTGACAATCCTTTATTTTTAGATGGCACTGCTTTTAAACTCATCTCTCCTCCAGCTGCTTTTTTGGCGCCTTTATATTTGCCGCCCATTTTTTTGTATTCTTTAACCATATAAGCATTGGCATAAGCAGACGGATAAACGTCAAACTTTCTCTTAGCCTTTGCCTTGGCTCTTGCGTACAGGGATGGGCTTGCTACATTAGATGGTGTTTTAGATTTTGCACCACCGCCCTTTTTCATCTTAATAGACTCAAGGGTTTTAGCCTGGCCAGCATGTAGTTTGCTTGCTTTTTTTAAACCTTTGACTACTTTTTTTATTTTCTTTTGTGACATAATTATTTACCAATTTTTACAAGACCAATATCCAGCTGTAAAAACATCCTTTTTCTTTTGGACCGAATCGCAATTATGCCTGGCCCTAAAACTTTTTTTACGAGCGGGTTGGCTTTTTTTAATTGTCATTTTTGGATCCCCATATCGAACAATTTTTACCTGGTCGCCTTTTTTAGCCAAGACAGCAAATTTTTTGTTCTTGCCTGGAGTCCTTTTTTGTTTGTTGAAACCAGAAAAAGTTTCCCCGCGGTAGGAAAGCCTACCGCTGGGAGATCTTTTTACATCCTTCGTAGTCGCCATTAATAGTTCTTATTAAGAACCAAAATGATCGTGTAAGCATCGCCGCTACTGTGTCCAACAGTTGTTAAATCAATGTCTCCAGTTACTCCGCTTCCAGCATTGTTCGGAATACCAGTAAATAAATCATAGTATTCGTCCCCGGTGCTGTCAGCTGGCAAATGAACCAAAAGGACATTGGATGTTGCATCAAACTCTAGTTTGACACTCATACCAAATGTGGCCCAATAGATTCTTGCTACTGAAACAGATGTGCATGTTTGCCCGGCACTGTTTGTTGCCAGGGCAGAGACATCTACTTTTTTAACAGCTGATTCACCAGTGCCATCAGAGACATTGGTGAATTTCAGTATGGCAGTCTTCTCACCATCTTGGATAGTTTGTGAAGTTACTGCATCAGCCATAATCTACTCCTTACAGCTCTGTAACTGCTGTACGCTCTTTCATGGCTCCAACATAATCGACTGTCAAAGTTTTAGCAGCAGCAGCACCATTTTGTATGCCAAATGAAAGAGTCATCTCTTCATTATCTGGAGCATTAGTGCTTACTACAGTGCCCGCCAAAACATTGTTTTGGAAGACATGAAACTTCTGATCTTTAGGACTATAAACAAAACCTATAGTCATAAAAGTATCGTCGGCCAAAGCGTTTGGCAAATCCAAAGTAGATTGCGTGCTGTCTTTTTCAACGATGAAAGTAACAGTTGTTCCGCCGTCAGACTTCAAAAAGAAAATACCATCTGTAACATCCAAAGGCGTCGTGTCAGTCAGTTGTAAACCAGCTACAATGTCTGATTGCGTAGCATCACTGGTTTTAAACCTCATATTGAAAGCCAACTGTTTGCCAGTTTCGTATTTAAAACCTTCTTTAACCAGTTGGAAAAAGTCATGGTCATTGTCGCCAGCTGCATTGGTAATGAGTAGTAAACCACCATCGCCATCGGCTAGTGCCTCTGTAGCAGACCCAGTTCCGTCCTCAGTTGTTGTGATTGTCCAATCGGACGCGAGATAAGTATCGAAATCATTGAAGTATGAATGATACTTGTGTGGTGCGGGCATTTTTATTTTACCTAGTGTTGTATCAGTCCCAACATTGGTAACACCCGAAGTGAAATGTGTAGTCATAAATAGTCCCTCCTTATAAATAGACCATTGCGAGCACCATGCCCGCAACATTTATTCTACACTTTGATGATACTACTAGGCGGTCATTTGTGCAACAGAGC